CTATGAACATGCTCTAGTTGGCGTAACGCAGGCAACTGTTGTTGGTTCAGCTTCAGCGGCACGTAAGATGACTTCCTTCCTAAATCAGATTTCTACAACTTTAGATGCAGGAAGTAATTCTACAGATAGCCTTACAGAGGCCAAATTACTGGCGGCTGGTCAAACTTGCTACACAAACGGCTCAGACGTAAATACTTTTATGATAAAGCCCGCCGATGCAACTATTGTCGCTGGTTTCTCAGCGGCATCTGGTCGTAACCGCGAGATCTCACAAGGTAAGACATTGGTCAATGCGATTGATCTGTACGTGTCTCCGTTTGGCGAATACAGAGTTGTGCTTAACCGCCAGCTAAAATCAACACACGCTCTATTGATTGATCCGTCAATGTTCAAAACTTGTACTTTGCGTCCATTTACACGCACATTATTAAGTAAGAACGGTGACTCAGATCGTCACCACATCGTTGGTGAAGTATCATGTAAGCACACTAACTTTGCTGACTCAATTGCAATCACAGGATTGTCATAAGTCATCATCACTGAACTAATAGACTTAGGTCTATAGTAACTGGCCCACCCATCGCACACACAGGTTTTGCTCTCCTTACTTTGTGTGCCTTGGGTGGGCCTTTTTCATTTCTAAGGTAGCAAAACAAATGACTTTACTCATTAAACCACAGCCCACCCTCATCCAGTCTGAAAGCACTTTCACCAGTGAACATGGCGGGACAACTCATAAACACACACAGCATATCTCACAGTCATTCTTAGACGATCTGAAAGACGCTCGAAACGATAGTGGTTCGAAGCCTACAGGTGACATGATGCGAGTGGCCTCCATACCAACAGCAGTTGTTGAGAAGTGGATGCGCGAAGGCTTCAATCTATGGGAAGCTGATGGCAAAGAAATAGTTAGGAAACTTAAAGCTGAACACTTGGATATGTTCTTAGCTACTGAAAAGAGGATTTAAAAGAGATGTCGAAAAATGGACTATACGCAAACATCCACAGGAAAAGAGCATCAGGCAAGCCCATGAAAGCAAAAGGCACAAAGGGCGCGCCCACTGACCAAGCTTTCAAGCAAGCGGCAAAGACAGCCAAGAAAAGAAAGACATAAGAAATGAACAAAGGTCAAATCAGAGCGCACTTTATTGCTCTACTAAACAGAAGTGACTGCACGAATGCTTTGGCTGATACCTTTATTGATCAGGCGAACACTCGTATAAAGCGAACACTGCGCATCCCATCAATGGAAAAGCAGTATGCACTAACGGTTTCAAGTGCATCAGGGGTCGCATCCTTTGTCATACCCGCAGACTTATTGGAAATCATTGAGCTGTACTATGACGGAACGACGATGGTCAGGATACCGCTCCACGAGATGATTGCATACCAAAAGACTGGTGAAGTCGGGACACCTCAGTTCTTCTGCCGTGAGGGTGGTTCTATCAAGATATTCCCAAAGCCAGTCAGCGGAATTGTCTACCTAAACTACTACGCAGACCTTGCCGACCTAGCAACAGACAGCGCCGAAAACACACTAACTGTAATAGCTTCAGACCTACTGACTTATACAGCGCTGGGCTATGCGGCTGACTACTTCTTAGATGAACGAGGTCAAGTGTTTGATGGCAAAGCTGGACAGTTCTTAGCTGAGATACAAGAGCATGCTAACACGGCTGAACAGTCAGGTGTTAACCAGGTTATGCGGCCCACACAACGATACGAGGATTAAATCAAATGGCATCTAAGTCAAGTTTCTACAGCGGCTCTGCCGTAACCCCAACGCAGGCAGACGCTATCGAAGCTAGTGTCAGTAACGCCGCAACATCTGCATCAGCCGCATCAACTTCAGAAACTAACGCCGCCAACTCTGCCACTGCATCTGAAGTTTCAAAAGATGCTTCTGTAGTAGCTAAGAACGCTTCTGTTACCGCTAAGAACTCTTCTGAGACTGCGGCAAGCAATTCGTCTTCTAGTGCATCTACAGCTACTACAAGAGCAAATACGGCTACAGCAAAGGCAGACATTGCAACTGCTAAAGCTACCATAGCTACAGACAAGGCGGCGATAGCTACAACTAAAGCTAGTGATTCAGCAACATCTGCAACGGCATCAGCTTCTAGTGCTTCAGCTTCACAAACTTCTAGGGTTGCTTCCGAAGCCGCACTTGATTCATTTACTGATATTTACCTTGGAAGCAAAAGCAGTGCACCTTCAACTGATAACGATGGTAACTCTTTAGCAACTGGGGCAATCTATTGGAACAGTGGTAATAACCAACTTTATATTTGGAATGGTTCTGCATTTGTATCGGCTGTATTTACTGCAAGTGGCGCAGTTGCATCTTTTAACAGTAGAACTGGGACAGTAACATTAAGCAGTACAGATGTAACAAACGCATCTGGTTTACTTCGTACTGGCGGAGCAATGACAGGTGCCATTACAACGAATAGTACGTTTGATGGACGCGATGTTGCCGCTGACGGAGTATTGGCTACCAATGCTTTACCAAAAGCTGGCGGAGCAATGACAGGTGCTATCACAACTAATAGTACGTTTGATGGGCGAGATGTAGCTACTGATGGTTCTAAGTTAGATAGTATTGAAGCATCCGCTACCGCAGACCAAACTAAAGCTGATATACAAGGTCTTGGTATTGATGTTCCAGCAACTAATCTTACAGGTACAATAGCGGCGGCTCGCTTATCCACAGCAACCACACAAGCTGAAAGTGATGATAGCACTAAAATAGCTACAACAGCTTATGTAGTAGATAAGATTACGACCCTTATAGGTGGCGCACCAAGCACACTAAATGATTTGAATGAGTTAGCTGCGGCTATCAATGATGATGCCAGCTATAACTCTACCCTCACAACAGCATTGGCTACTAAGCTACCTCTATCGGGTGGTACTATGACAGGCAATATTTCACACGGCGGCAATTTTACGCTAGACGTTGCAGGAGATATTACCCTTGATGCTGATGGTGCGGAAGTATTCTTCGCAGATGGTGGCACAAACTATGGTAAGACCATGAAAAGTGGTAACGACTTTAGACTTAAAAGCGAAATATCAGATGGTGACTTCGTAGTCCAAGGAGTAGACAATGGCTCAATTATAACAGCCCTAACCCTAGATATGTCTGACGCTGGTACTGCTATCTTTAACCAAAAAGTAGTAGCTAAATCATCATCAAGTGGTGATTACGTTAGAATGTATGCTGGTTCTGGAACAGGCAAGTGGGACATTTATGGCAGTGGTGCAAACCTCCGCTTTGGTGATAATGACAGTGCTGGTTTTGTGCAGTTTGATACTAAAGTAGGTATTGGCACGAGTTCGCCTAGTTCGCCTTTGCATGTTTCATCAAGCAATGTTGATGTTGTTAGAATTAGCGGTTCAACAAGAAGTCTATACTTTAAGCCAGACAGCGCTGGAGTAATGCTTGGTACAGGCGCTAATCAAGCTGGAAATGGCATTTACTTTAGCGAAGCCTCTAATCTTCTTTATTTACAAACAAACAGCACAGAACGTATGCGCATCGACACGTCGGGCAACGTGTTGGTGGGTACTGCTACATCAAGAGCAGGTTCAAAGATTGTCGTTGATGGTGGAGCCGCAGATACCTTTATTCACTTAGACTCAGATTCATTTAACGGAACTTACGAATCAGGAATTAGGTTTTCTTCCAATACCATTTCAGGTACAAATTATTACCAAGGAGAGATTTCGTTCAAGGGTAATAACAACTACTCAGGAGACTTAACTTTTTCCACAGCAGGGGGTGGGACAACCAACGCCCCCACAGAACGTATGCGCATCAACTCGGATGGCAAAGTGCTTATAAATACTACTTCAACAATCGCCGCCGCTCCATCAGCTATGTTTCAGGTTTATAACCCAACAAGTGTTGCAGGTGTTTTTCAAACCGACAATGCTGGTACTCAAGTAATAGGGGCTTGGAATAAAGGTAATGCTGGAACTAGATATTTGATGTGGTTTGAATCAAATAGCGCTAGAAACAGCGTTGGAAATATATCAACCAATGGTACATCAACATCCTACAACACCTCATCAGATTACAGACTTAAAGAAAACGTAGTAGACCTAACAGGTGCATCTGCAAGGCTTAACCAACTAGATGTGAAACGATTTAACTGGATAACTGATGATACTAATACACTCGTAGATGGCTTCTTAGCTCACGAAGTTGCAACAGTAGTACCAGAAGCAGTTACAGGCACTAAAGATGCTATGAAGGAAGAAGAGTACGAAGTTACAGCGGCTGTTGAAGAAGTTACAGATGATGATGGTAACGTCACAACTGAAGCGGCTGATGCAGTCATGGGTACTCGAAATGTCCCTAACTACCAAAGTATCGACCAAAGCAAGCTAGTGCCATTACTTACAGCGGCACTGCAAGAAGCATTAGCTAAGATTGATTCAATGGAAACACGACTAACAGCATTAGAAGGCTAACATTATGTCTGATGATACAAACTGGCACTTATCAAAAGGGGTGCCTATTACATTTATACTTGCGATAGGAATGCAGACGTTATCGTTCGTGTGGTTCTTATCAAACTTAAACTCAGACATCCAACAAAACGCTAGAGAGATTGTTAGGCACGAAAGTCGCATTATAGCACTAGAGAATGTTGTGCAGTCACAAGCTGTTACTATGGGCCGTGTCGATGAAAACATCAAAGCAATTAGGCTGGCTGTGGAAAAGATGAGCAATCGCCGTGGCGACTAAAAGAACAGTCGTGCATATGCTTCTCTGCTTGTTGTTAAGTAGCTGTACAACGACAGTCCTACAGTATCCATCTGTGTGCTTATACAACGAGCAGGGCTGTCAAAGGAGATTAAATGCTACAACCCTTAAACTTATTGGACAAGACGAAGCGGCTCTTAAACTCATGTGCCAAGACGATAACCTTGTTGATCTGCTTGCAGACAAATGCTCCACTAGCAAATGACGTAAATGGAGACTTCAGCAACAACTATCAAGATTCAGAAGTAGATAGTAATAACGCCACAACTAATAACACAACTAATAACAATGCAACAGGAGCAGGCCAGTCCGCGCCAGTTATGTCTTCCATTGCCCCAACAGTCATGGGTGCAGGAGGTAACGATAGTTGTCTCCTGCCCACAACATCGGGAATCCAGATGTCTTTTTTTGGTTTCTCACAAGGCACGATGCAACAGGATGAGCACTGTAACCGCCGCAAGAACGCGCGCCTACTAGGAACACCACAGCAAATCGGAGGACTAGGACTTCAAGTCTCAGCTATATCAGTTCTCTGTAGTTCTCCCGATGGCAACGTATTTCGAAGTATGATGTTAGCCAGCACACCCTGTCCAATAATGGATGTGGTCACTGGTAAAATCCTGATGGGTAAAGCGGCAATAGATAAATATAGAGAACACCCAGATGTCTACATTATTGGCTACGAGCCAAACAAAGTATTCTGGGACACTCTACTCAGACTTGGAGAAGATTTAAGTGATGAAGAAACAAAAGCAAAAGCTACTGTTGTTAGCGACAGCCGCACTGTTAGCCAGCGGTTCCGTAGCTCACGCTCAAACAAGAGAGTACCAATACACACAAACAGGCGCCCAGAAGATAACAGCTCTAAAGGGGACGATTGACATTATCAACAATAGACTACTTGCGAGTGGTCAGTTGCGCAATGGTGCTGTCGGATATGCTACAGTCGGACGTGTGGTTGTCGATGGCGCTTTGGATGGCGGCAAGATAACTGATGCACAGTTTGTAGCGTACAAAGCGGCTTTAGATAAAGTGGTTGCACACGACTACGCTACAGCTACGAACGCAAAGCAATTGTTCACTCAAGAACACACGGCAGCAATGAACCAACTGACACTTGCTGTTGATCTCCTAACATCAGCCACATCTATATTGGCTACAGCCACAGCAGTATCCTCTGTTGCGGCAGAAGCTGACACCAAGCCAGAGCAAGTTGCACTACAGGATATGCTACAAACAGACGAGTACAGCATACAGGCATCTGAAGTTGCTACATACAACGATGCAGTTGGCAACGTGGAGAAGTACGCACAGCAAGCTGGTGCATTCATGGCGGCGGCTAACAACACTGACCTAACGGCGTCTATAGACACATACACAGCCACAAACAGCTTAGTTGCTGGTAACTACACAGCCATAACGTACACGCAGAACGTGGATGAGTTTGTCATCACATGGTCTGGCAACGGCACTGGTTGGTCTGGTTATCTAACTGATGACATGAAGAATGCTTCAGCCATCTATGGTGCGAACACCTACATGCAACAAAACGGAACACCAATTAAGGACATGTAAACACAATGGAAGACACAGAACTAAAGGTTGGCGGGTTCACCTTTAAAGGCTGGTACTTAGCCGCCGCCCTGCCCCTGCTAGGTTCACTTAGTGGTGGTATTTACTATGGATACGACACGTTACAAAGGTTCTACGCTGTCGAACGTGGCATAAAGACAGTGGTCTCCAAGTCTGGGTCTTTCGACACTAAGGCACTTAACCTTGGTTCGCGTATACAAACACTAGAACAGGCGGTTACTGATAATGACGTTAGAGGTCTTAACACTCGTCTATCGACGATCAGTGCACAGATGCAAACTATACTGGAACAACAGAAAGACCTGTTGGACTTACGCAGTCAGGTTGAGAGATCGACTGGCATCACTGATACTTTGGGCAATAAACTTGACGAATACCAAGTTGAAATAGACGACATCTGGAAGGCATATGACAGCCTAGCCAGTAACCCATTAAATTAAGGAGCATAGATATGCTACAAGCATTAATCGGGCCAGTCGCTGGTCTGCTGGACAAGTTTGTGCCTGACAAGGATCAAGCGGCGGCACTAGCACATGAGATAGCCACGATGTCTGAGCGACACGCACAGGACATTATGGTGGCGCAGTTAGCTGTCAACAAAGAGGAAGCTAAAGGTAACTGGTTTCAATCCAGTTGGCGCCCAGCGACAGCGTGGGTCTGCGTTGTAGGTATGGCAGTCAACTTCCTAATCTCACCCCTACTCGCTCCACTTGGGGTCGTTGTGCCACAGGCAGACACATCTGTAATGATGCCAGTGCTTATGGGTTTATTAGGGCTGGGTGGAATGAGAACGCTAGAAAAAACAAAAGGTGTTTCTAAATGATACAGAACTTTGATAAATGCTTAGAGATGCTGTTGCACCACGAAGGCGGCTATGTGAATAACAAGAATGACAAAGGTGGCATGACTAACCTCGGTGTGACTAAACGTGTTTATGACGAGTGGATAGGTCGTGAGTCTACAGAACAAGAAATGCGTGATTTAACGCCTGCTGATGTCGGGCCAATTTACAAGAAAAACTACTGGGACCGAGTTAAAGGCGATCACTTGCCCTCTGGTGTTGACTGGTGTGCCTTCGACTGGGCTGTCAACAGCGGTTCTGGACGCCCAGCTAAAGCCATCCAAAGAGCAGTAGGCGCTGTGCAAGATGGCGCCATAGGTAAAAACACGTTACAATTAGTGGCTGAAGTAGACCCAGAGTTTATCATCAACTACGTCTACGATGTACGTCAGGCTTTCTATGAGGGCCTAGATGATTTTAAGCACTTTGGACGCGGCTGGACTACACGAAACAAAAAAACACTGATCGACGCAACAGAAATGGTGTCAAAGTGATTCCCCTATAAAGCTAATAAAAACACTGGTCAAGGAAATCCAAAGTCCCGATCAGTGTTTTTTTAAAGGTGTTGACTATTTGCTCCATTATCGTCAATATAATATACGATACTTCGGTATCAACGGATCGGAGGAGCAAGCTACGTTAATCGCGGCTACCCTTCGGTCCACCCAGCTCACCTCAACATGAACTCAATGCCCAAAACCAGACCTTTAGTCACATCGCTATCTATAACCTCGACGGCGGGTGCTATGAATACTGTTGAAGCATTATTTAGATACCTTCCAGCTCTTCCGTACAGCACTGGCCTACCAACAGCAGTATAGCCACTGACAATACCCACTTCGATGAAGGTGTCGTTGTGGTCAAACTTCATGCCAACGTAAGTTGACAGGCGGTCTTCACTGTTGAGGTAGACACCGCTAATTGCACCATTGTGATGCAGAACTCTGATGTGCGGGTGTAAACTGTTGTAGTCAGCGGAAAGACCTAAGTGAGCTGTGAGTGCCAGACCATATAAGAAGTTCATTTGACAGGCTCTACTCTAGTTCTGTAGATACCATCCTTCTCACCTATTGAATTTGCAATATCTAGCAACTGCTTGTAGCCAATGTCACAAACTTGGAACTCATTAAGCTCAGGGCAGAACTGACGTATGAACACTGTGCCGTTGTCTTCAATATAGAGTTCGAGGTCTTCATGTTCTCCAAAATCATCTAATGCGACTACTTTTGTGTAGTTCGTCTCAATTTCTATTGTAAACATCTATGTCGCCCTCAGCTTTAATCTCATCGTAGATACGAAGCCCGAGTTCAAAAGGTATCTCTAATGTAGTGGTTCTATAGTCACACTTGTCACAAGCCTTTCGTCTCTTGTTTGTAGGAAATCCGAAAGCAGTGTGAGGGCTGGTGCATATGGTTTTCATTTTACGCAAACAATTTGGACACTCGCTGACTACTTGGTCTATCTGCTGTTTTCGGTCTAGTTTTTCAACAGCACCATCTCTAGCAGATGCTTGTCGCTTCAAGTGGTCTGCCCAAACGTCTAAGGTTGCGTTTTTATTTCGATATGCGAAAGCCTCACGCATTCTTCTGTTTTCAACTTCAGCCACGGACCTGTGCTGCGCTAAGAGTAAGTCTTCTCGATTTACTGTATTCACTATGTTGACCATTGGTTTTTTATCTCCTCTATAAACGAAAAAGAGGCCCATGAGGGCCCCTTCATTGTGCAATATGCGGAACTCGTAAGTAGAACCGACGCATCTATTAGATGTCAACAATCTCGCAGACACCACCAGTACACGCGAGTGTCTGTGAGGCTTTCGTTGTGTCAAATAGTTCGTACTCAGAAAGTCTGGTCCAATCTATTGCCTCTGGCATGGCAAACAATGCCACCTCATATTCTTCCTCAGTGCAATCTTGATAAGGTGCTTGTGCGTAGGTGTGGTCAAAGCGTGGTAAGAAGCTAACACCACTCATCTCGTCGAAGTGCTTGTAGACATACGCTCCGACTTCAGCCCATTCGTCATCGCCAACTGAAACAGTGACTGATGGCTTGTGGCATGTGTAGTGACGCTGGTACATCAGCCACATCTCCAACTGTTCTATCGCTGTCATATCGTGACGTGTGATTGAACCTCTTGGTGACTTTTGCGGGAAGCTGAAGACAGTCGTAGTGTCTCCCTTCATAGCACACGGTTCCGATGGTATACCCTGATCTTTCAAGAAGGCAGTCAGCGGGTCTTTGTTATCTCCACGTACTGTACGGATGTAGTAGTCAGAGTGCCTCGCATGGATTCCACTTGCACTTTGACACAGCTGAGAAACCGTGCCACTTGGCTTGACAGCAGTCACTGCCGCCGCTGGGTTGATACCCAACTTTCTAGCGTAGTTGCGGTTAGTTTGCACAGCCACTTCGCGCCAAATCCTCAACCGACCTTCAAGGTTTTCTTGCCTGCCGTTTGTAAGGCCACAGTCCATGATTCCTGTCATACTCACACCCAAGAGTGCTTCTTCCTCAGTGTTTGTCTTCCAACAGTCACGTAAGTATGGAAAGTGGGTTAAAGTAGCTTGGATTGTACCAAGTATCGTTGCTAGTTGTACCTTCCTTGATATATCGCTGGTGGTATCTGTAGCTCTAATGATTACTTCTGTGAGATTGCAAAATTGACCACCAGTCCCAACGATGCCTCTAGTCTTTGTTTCGCCAGTCTGAGGGTCTGTGTACTCCTCAAGTTTTCTCGATCTCAACACGATTTCCGAACATGGATTCGTGCCAAACTCCCACATGTGATCTCTTATGCCTTCACTTTTAGCTTTGTCTCTGGCTGCCTGTCTATTGAAGATACCACGTTCACCAGAACCCGAAGCCGCCAGTGACGCCCACTCGTTCATAAAGTCTACGCCGCTGGGCTTACTTTCGTATGCCACTGAGTTGTTCGCAAGTGCATGATGTGGATTGTCTATGTACCATTCACCTGATTTCGCTGTACGCATTTCGTCATCTGATAGATCACTTAGGCTTATCATTGCTGATCTTCTTACGCCCCCTACGACCACCACCTCCCCTATTTTGCACATGATACTGTGTACATCTAATGGTGACAGCTTGCTACGTTGCCTTGAAGTAAAGGTGTTGATGGTATGCTGGAACAGGTCAACTAATGGTCCAGCACCAGATGCTCTACCACCAAAGGTTTTTAAGCGAGCCCCTGCTGGTCTTACTCCAGACACATCCCACTTTGGTATTCTTCCTGCAAACAATTCAGATATTAATTCTCTATAGCCAGTCGCCCACCCTTCCTTGCTGTCTTCTACAGTTATGATTTGCTCACAATCTTTAAGCTCAGGTATTTTTGGAAGGCTTGCCACGTACTTTTGTTCAACTGAGAATCCAACTCCAGTCCCACACATTAAAATAAAGAGAACTTCATCAAAGCAACGGACATGGTCTATAGGTGTATAGGAGCAGTTGTACCCCGCTGTATTGTCTCGCGCTAAAGCTTTACCAGCACACATCATCGCGCGCATTGAAGGCATGATTTCTAGGTTAAGAATTGCCTGCTCAATCTCGTTTGCTAATGATTTAGTGACTCTTGGAGATACAACATTCTCAATGTAACGCCCGACAGTTTCTGTCCAGCTTTCACGTCTTCCTTCATCTTCAATCCATCTGGCATAGCGGCTAGTGTGTATGAAGGCTTGGTAATCAGTAGGCAATAAGTTGTTTTTCATAGTGTTTCTTCTTTTTCTTCAATGAGTGAAATGAGTCGATCCAAGTACCAGCGGCACTTTTTTAAATCTTCAATAGGTTTCTTTTTGTAGGGCCAGCGCCACAGGTATTTGAACGCGTTCTGCCATAGATACGCATTGTGGCCCCAGACCATTGAGCCATCAGCCATTGCTTGCATGGCGTCGATGCACTCGATTGAACCTGAGTTGTAGTGAGGCGGTTTGTTTACTTGATCTGTCATGGTCGTTTAGGCTCCCAAAGTTTAACAGCCATCTTGTCATCATCCCACTCAGTATGGCGTAGGATGCGGGCTAGACGTGCCTGTGTCAGCGCGTAGTCAGAGCTGAGGTCTGCTTTTTGATATTGGTTGACGACTGCATCCCAAGTTGGGTTTGACTTCAGTATCTTTTCTGCTGTCTTCGGCCCTATCTTTGGACAGCCATTGTAGCCGTCTGTCGTATCGCCCATCAATGTTTGCGTTAGAAAAAACTTGTCAGCCTCAGCCTCACTGATGTCCAACCGCTCGTTTGACTGCGGGCGATATAGCTTACATGGGATGGTCTTCATATCTTTGTCGTCGGAGACAATAATCGCTTGCGTGTCCGGCATTGAACCCATAATCCCCATCACGTCATCTGCCTCGAGACAGTCAACAAGAATTGTTTCATAGGTCTGCTTGGCCCACTCAACTAAAGCCTTATAGCCAACGGGCTTTCTGGATTTCTTTCGACCACTTTTATAACTTGCTTCAACGTCTTTTCTGAAGTTGTTGCTACCAGTCAAAGTGATTACTACATCCTCAATGAGAAGTGCTTCTTTAAAGTCACACACCATCTTGTTGAACAACTTCTTTGCACCATTTAGGTCAGTGCTGAGTGACCAAATATCGTCACCCCAGTCAATTTCCCTCTCTAAAGCTATAGCAGCTCTAAATAGGTAGAGGTCGCCGTCAATGAGTAGTGTGGGATGGCTGTAGGATTTCTTTAAGAACAATTGTGACGTCATCTATTACTTCCTGTCCGATAGGAGTGGCTAACCATCGTTTGCCCCAGCTATCTTCTTCTATTTGTGTTGAAATAAGTCCTTCACTTGCCGCTATTGCGACGTGAAGAGCACCCTCACGTGCAAAGTCAGACTTTACTGTGAAGGGCTTGCGCTGGGCTCGATCTACTATAATAAAAAGTAGAACTAAGTTCTCGAGGTACTCATCAATCTCAGTGGGTATCAAGCCAAGTTTTGCCCACGGAATACTGTGAGGCAATGGCGATCTTACACCCGAGAGCAACGCCAGCTTCTTCTGCCATTGTACCTGCAATTCTTCCGCAATCATTTGCTATGTCCTTTGTGCGGCATGCGATCTGAACCTCGTCGTGGATAAATCCTACGATGTACGCGTCGCTGCCATGTTTAAGTTTGATTGTGTCATACGTCATCATCACCCACTTTTTCGCTATTATTGCTCCTGCCGATTGGAGTAATTGCGAAAGTATCCTGTGCTCTGAACGGACACTTAGTTTTCTACCATCCAAGCCTTTGATAAAGCCGCGTCCGTAGGCCGTCTTTAGATTCTTTTTTAAGGTAGCAAACGCTGGGACGTTTTTGTCGAAGTTGTCTTTGAGTCTCTTTCCCAGCTTTGCACCACCCCCAGCTATGGAGCCAATAAGTCTATCACCTCCGCCATAAATTAAGCTGTACAAAAAGCGTTTTGCTAAATCTCGAGAAGCAAGTCCTGTTGCTTTCTGGTTGTAGGTGTGGATGTCACCTTCTAAAATGATTTTTGCATATTCACCGCCATCATACGGATGTAGGTAGGAAGCCATGAGGCGAATCTCGATGCCTGATAAGTCAGCTCCACATAGCCACCATCCTTCGGGAACTCCAAACAGCTCACGGCACTCCTTGCCATAAAGTGAGCCCGCACTTGGAACTTGACCTAAATTGGGGTTCTGGTGAGCACAGCGTCCCGAAACGCAACCATTGGAGACGATGCGATGTCTTATTTTACCATCATTATCCACCTTTTTAAGCCACGCACCTTTGCCCTCCGCAAGCATTCCTACGCGCTTCTGTAATAGAAAGAACTCTGCAAGACGCTTGGCTTCTGGATAAGGTAGGCTCTCCAGTATCTTTTCGTCGATTTTAGCTTGCCCAGAAGGTGTGTAAGACTTTGGCTTCCACTTGTATTTGTCCACGAGACACTTTTCGATATGCTGGCGAGACGCTGGGTTGAAGTAGACAGTCTTCTGCTTCACAAACAGCTCACCTTTGACATACCCGAGCGTCTTGTTATTTACTTTTGGAAAGAAGTCAGTCTCAATGATCCAAGGCTCAAACAGCTCCTTTAAGTCTTCCTCAATCACATGTCGTTTCTGTGCAAGTTCAGCGTAAAGTTTCCCCGCTTTCTTCTCATCGAATGTCCAGCCGTTGTTACCGATCTCGCGGCAGATAGAAGCCATACGATGCTCAAGGTCGATAGACTTCTGAGAAGGCTCAGTCTTCATCAGCTTCTTGTAAAGCGTATCAGTCACCTGAGTGTCTTGGACACAGTATGACATCATCGTTTCACTGTAGGCTTCCCACCCACCATCGTAGTCATCCTTGAAGTCACCAAGGCGGAGACCCCAAGCCTTTAAGCTGTGGCTTCCCCAGAGTTTCTTTGGGAACTTAGAGACACTAAAGTCGCGTTCAGCATCCTCATTAAACATGTCGCCATGTATCAGCCTTGAGAGGACTAGAGTGTCAGTAACCTTGGCCTTAGTTGTCCACTCAGGAAAGACAATCTGTATCGCTGGTATGTCATAGTCGATGATGTTGTGACCTATGATCTCGTCAGCATTCGATAGTAGCTCAAGTGCGTCTTCAATCTGATCTGGTTTAAATGTGCGTACCTCGCCAGTGTCCACCTCACGGCAGACAATGCACCAGATAGTGTGGATGGTATCTAACAGACCATTGCTTTCTAAGTCCCATATCCAACGACTCATCTCTTGTCACCAGAACCCTTGATAACACCGCGTTCTTGGCGTGACAAAAGTTTGACATGGTTCATGTGCGCTACTGTATTAAGGGTTACTCCGAGGTCTTTTGAGAGTGCCGCAATATACCAGAGTACGTCACCTAGCTCATCTGCTATCTCAGCTTTCTTCTGCGCTGGGATAGTGCCTATGCCATCAAAAGTTACATCGTTGTCTCTGATGAGTTTCTTAATCTTTCCTAGGACTTCACCAGCTTCATTAGCTAGACCCAAAGCTGGATAGATGACCTTCCACTTGTAGATCATAGTAGAGGCAGCATCAGCTTGGTATTGGTTC